CCGCTTTTCAGAAATGCTCAAATCACCCATATCCAAGTTAATATTATTCTTTGAAATCTCCAAACGTCTCTTGTTAATACGATCCTTTTCCAATACAACCTTTTCCAACTCCTCTAAATGTTCTATTTTCTTCTTTTCAACGTGTGTCTTCAACTTTCCAGTAAATGTATCAAATGAACGTTTAAGTTCACGACACTTTAATTTATCCATATTATCTTCCGATGATTCCAAAGATCGCAATACAAATGGAGCATTCTCCAAATTTTCAATAACAAATGTATAAATCTCTTTAAGATCCGTATTTGATTCCTTTTCAAGTTTTTTGTTCAATGATTGTTTCCAAATATTTATCAACGTTTGAGATTTTGGCCCCCATATAATTTTTCTTGCCGTATCAACAATAACATCATCCATAATGTCCCGAGTCGTCAAAAAATACTTTGGATATTCACGAACTGTATTTGGCTTTGATACTGGAATAAATTCCATCTTTGAATCTTTACCTACAAATGCAACTTTCCCAAATAAATTTTGTAAAACAATATTACAATTTTCCATAATAATCTTTACAATATCAAGATATTTTGATTCCTTGTACAGTCGCTTTACAAACACTTTAGAGTCATTTGACATCTGAATACAATTCCAACAACTATTCTTCAATTTTACACCAATATCTGATCTAATAAATGCCGAATTTGATATAGTATTCTTTGTAATATATCCAGTTTCATATAAATCTTCAACAAATTTCTTAAAGTCGTATTCTGACATATTGTAACCATTGTGGATTAAATCATACACTACCAAACAAACAATGATATACTTTACATCAGTATTTTTCCAATCAGAAACATCAATCTTTGCCAACTCCATTTTCATCGTTTTTACCGCATCGTTTACACAATCAAGTAATGCAAATACATTCGATATTTCACCTATTACAGATGTACACTTTTCTATCATTTTTAAATACTCCTTTTCATCCTTTGTAAAAGTTCTTTGAACAACAAATGAACGTTCAGTATCTTTAAATGACGCCTTCATTTCACCCTCTGTATTTTCATACTTGTTTTCATTTTCATTTTCATACTTGTTTTCATTTTCATTTTCATTGTCATTGTCATCACCATAATTATCAACATCCTTTTCGTCTGTATCATCTGTCTCTTCAGATTCTTCAATTGTATCCATAACAAACATATTTTTGACATCAACTTCTTCTTCCGATATATTTGACACCATAGATGACACCATAGGTGACACCATAGGTGACAAAACCGTAAATCCAGGCATAAATCTTGCAATGTTGTCATTGAAAATTGTCATCGTAACATCAGATCCCCTTTTGTTACCAACGTATTTATCTTGATAACATTCTTTAACTTGAAAATAACTTCCATCTTTCAATTCAATATCACAATAAAACACGTCTTCTGGTACAATCTTCCTAACACCAAAACCACTTTCCAATTTCACCGAATGCTCTGTAACGATCTTTCCAATTGCATTAATTTGAACATTCAAATAAGCAGATTCAATATTTAATAACTCTCCTATCTTATTCTTGTAAACACCACGTTGAAAAGATACTCGCTTTTCATCCACATCAGCTACATTATCGTTCACTTTAACAACGCGCTTATATACAAACATGTATTGTTCTGGAATTTCACAAGCCAAATTACCATATCTCCCAAAATAATTCATATCATCCTTGTTTTTTGGAGATTCACATACCATATAATATTCTCTACCACATTCTGATGTTTTCTTTGTAAAAATTTCACCAAAAATATCACGGTATTTACCAGATACCAAAACATCTGATAAAATTCTCAAAATATCATCATTATCATAATGATTCTTGTAATCCAAATTCAACATTACTAAATCATAAGTACCACGTTCACTCTTCATAAATTGTGCAAACTTCTTAATTTTACCTTCTACAAACGAAACTAAACGAACAAAACAAGATCTAGGTAAACTAATCTCGTTGGTAACTTCTTCATTCTTTGAAATGATATTAACCTTGTACATCGAATCAACTTTTGAAACAATTACAGATTCACCAAAATGTGTCTTGATTTTATCACCACTTTTACAATCACCATATACACTAACCAACACATACCCAAAATCATCAATCGTAACATTCATTTTTGATCCAAAATATTCATAAACAAATCCCGAATACCCCTTGTATACACCACGAATCAAAAATACCTCTTTACCGTGAATAAACTTGGTCTTTTTTTGTTGTTTTTCAATTTTAACATTTTTTTGTTGTTTTTCAAATTTTTTCACTTCATTTTTGTTTACATTTTTAACGTTGTTGTTAACGTTGTCATTTACGTTGTCATTTACGTTCATAGTTGCGAATTGTTCAAAAAAGTTGATAGCAGACATTGTGTAATTCTTCTAGATTTACAAAAAAAATTCAATTTTTTATTTTTTTTGTAACCATCCATTATAACCATACAGATAATATCAAATCTATTCTATAGTGTAACTAATTTCTTTTTCTTTATCGTTAATTTTCATTGTAATATTAAAACTATCCAAATCTAAAATAGCCTTTACCCTAGACAATAATCTAGGCATACTTTTTATAATAAAATCATATGTATCGCTCCTTATATCACACAATATATATACAGAATCTCGTATAGCAACGTGATAATTCATTATTTCCATGACATTCTTCTCAAAATCACTCGTGTCACTCGTGTCATATTTATTTTTATATATCTCTGTACCATATTTATTCGCAAATGTAATTTTTAAAATACCGTTATCTATCTCGATAAATAATAACCATTCCATTTAAAAAATAAATAAATCATTTATTTTTCAATTATTTTCAATTATTTTATCCAAAATATTGAGGTGGTTTAGGTATAACCGGTGGCAAAGAAAAATTATTATAAGGATTCACATTATCCCCGTACTTTAATTCTATTGTATAATGAGATGGTATACTACTATTACCATATCCGTCGGTACCACGCCCGTCTGTACCACGCACGCCGTCGGTACTACTACTACCACTTTTAAGAACAAAAATTAATCCTACACTTAATAATAAAAAAATACAAACACATACACCTATAATTACATATAACGTCATACTATCCACACCAACACCTAACGGATCATCTAGTTCTTCTTCTGGCTGTTTATCACTCATATTATTATTATAACTTTTTAAAAAAAGTTTTGCAATTATCCACAATTATTATTATAATTACCACAATTCATGATAATCCCCACAATTCATCATAATCCCCACAATTCATCATAAGATAAATAACTATCACCTGTTGCTGTTGCTGTTGTTGCTGTTGCTGTTGTTGTTGTATCAATAAGTGTATAACCTTGATCCTGTTGACGTTTAACAAACGTATTTATCCACCACGTCTTAACATTATCATTAATTGTATCTATCCCCCTTGTAATTTTGTAAATTATAAAATCAAAACTTAAATAATACATATACATATATGTATAACAATGAATTTAAATTTACAAATATTGTTATTTACAAATATTGTTTTAAATTCGTTGATTAATTAATCATTTGAGCACCACAAAATATATACTCCTTAACCTGTTTAGGTTGTTTGTCATTACTATTTTTATTTGATTTAAATCTTTGATAAACCTTTTCATAACATTTTACATTATTCCAACCGGTCCTTTTCATCATCTCTATAAGATCGTCTTTTGATATAACACTTTCAGATGAATAACTAATAAAAATATACTTTGATTTTACACTCCGTAATACACTTTCAAATTCACCATATGCAGCCCTTTTAGAACAAAATTTAGATTTTGTATCAACTATTTCACGTAAACCCGTCTTACCCTTGAGTTTCGGATAATCATAACGACTAATCGTTTCTAAAACGTGATAATTATCGTGGTAACTTCTATTTGCAACATACGGAGGATCTAAATAAACTACTTCGTAACCTGATAAATTGTTTAGGTTAATGTCAGAAAGCAAATCAACTATTCCTAAATTATAAGATACGTGTTTTATATCATCACCAACAACCAGACTATCTACCAATTCAACATTTAAAACTAAATCCTTTAATGCAGATTTTTTATACGCCTTTAAATAAGCACCGTATACACTTGCTATATTACTTACATTTGATACAGCATATAATAACAACTTTAATAATAACCTATATTCTTCATCGGTAATATTCCTTTCGATTTTTAAATCTTCAATGTTCTGCCTAAGTATATCCGTCTTATACCCGTTCAACTTTGTTAAATACATTCTTTTATCATCTCCTGCTGGTGTATAATTTGAATACACAAATAATTTATCATTTTCATTTGCATTTTCAGTTTCATTTGCATTTGTATTTTCAGTTTCATTTGCATTTGAATTGGTATCTGGTAAATCAGATTCTTTTATATCTAATACTTTTAAATTTAATGTTGCAACTAAACCACTTATCTTTTCTATATTAATATTTTTTGTACCCCACACCGAAGATACTGTATAAGCATAATGTTGAATATCATTTGTTAAAATACTTTTACAACCACCTCGCAATGCATTAAATGCCACTACACCTGTTCCACTACATATATCTGCAAAACCACTAATTTCACTATATGATTTTTTACCAGTATAATCGTATATTGTCTCGGTTATATAATCCAATAATTTCATCTTACTACCAATGTAATTGAAACTTGGAAAACACAATTTACTCTTCATCTTGTTGTTCTTTTCTACTGTAAAATTATACCTCGTTTTTAAATTATAAACATTAACGCATAAATTTGACACATAATTATTATTAATCATTGATACTAACGTCTCTATATTAAACCTAAACTTAATACAATCTCTATTGTTATGAATCTGAAATTCTCCCAATGAATATTTCTTTGTATCTTTCGTATCAAGTTTATTTTCAACATATATAGTGTTCGATTCATTCCATTCAGACAACGTTTTAGATGTTGAAAAACACAAAGTTTCATCAAATCTTATATTCATTTCATCTTGTTGTTTATTTATCACATAAACACAACCCTTATCAAACTTGTATACAATTGTCATATCACAACAAAAACAATTTACTAAATACTTTTGTAACATATCTTTTTTGTTATCAAGAAAATAACCTTTCATTTCAGGTTTTGTTTTTATATCCAACTGTAACTTTGTATTCAATCTAGCCAAACTACATTGACCAATGTTTTGAGGACAAATCTTATTTCCAGACATTATCGTCTTTACAGAAACTGTTTTGGGTTTTAATAAATCATTATTATCTATAAAATCATATGTCTTGTTTAAATTACCCACGTGATCCAATTTCATACGTTTCAACATTGAACCTACCGTTTCGTTAATATCATTTGTTATTTCATCTGACAACGCATCGTATTTTCTCTTTGTATTAAAAGGGATGTTTACAATATCACACATTGCCCTTTCTACTAAAATACCCAATTGTTCAGTGTTTTTACAAATAACATTAACACGCTTCATATAAATCTTCTTAATATTATTTATCTCCAAATCTATTTTAGTTTTTTTTTATTCGTAATCCAATAAAAAAAACAACAACAATTTCTGCACAAACACAAATTATCTCTTACCACGTTTACTTTTACGACCAGGCTTTTTATGTTTAGGACCAGACTTTTTATGTTTAGGACCAGACTTTTTATGTTTAGGACCAGACTTTTTATGTTTAGGACCCTTAGGACCAGAGTTTATACGTTTAGGACTATTCTTTTTTCCTGAACGTACCCCCTTTTGTTTACTTTTACCACCCCTTTGTGGTTTGTCTTCACCCCTTTGTGGTTTGTCTTCTATCTTATTAGTTTTACTATATAATGCAAAAACTTGCCGTATACTCTCACGACCTTTACTACCAGAAAATGATATATATATCATGTAAATTGCAAGAAATGCGAAAAATAGTAATCCAGAAATTATAATTTGTACATTCTTTGCAATTTTTAAAAACTGCGAAGATGACATTGTAGCAATCTCACTAAAACCTATTGTCTTGTCTAATATATACCTTGTTATAAAATTACTCTTATTATCGTATATATTTCCCAATTTTAAATTCATATTTATAGCACCCTCATTTAATATACGAGCTACATCTACGATTGTCAAATCCAAAAGAGTATACCCTTGATACGAAAAAAACGGGCCCATAAGAAAACCTAATATCATAGTTATATAATGCACCCCAATATCAAATCTATTTTTATTATGTTCTGTTTTTAAATTATCACGTTCTATTATTAACATATCATTTACAATATCTTGCGCTGCAAGACGTTTCTCCGCTTTACGAATATCAATGTCATATAAACGTTGTTTTTGTTGAACTTCAATCATTTTTTCCATCACTTCCAATTGCTTCATTTGCGATTCAAGCACACCAGCTGGTATCATCGTCGGCGATGAATTTGAAAAAGACATTGGATTTGAAAAAGTCATTGAACTTAATGCCCTAGACAATAAAAGTTCATTTCCAGTTTCATTTCCAGTTTCATTTCCAGTTTCGTTTTCCGTTTCGTTTTCCGTTTCATTTTCACCTCCTACTTGTCCAGACCCAGACCCAGAATTTCCTGGTAATTTAAAAAATCTTTTTGTTACTAAAATAAGACCTAAAATAATTGCATTCACCATTTGAATCATTATATAATCATCTTGTTCAAATGCATGTTCTAATAAACTATTACTGTAATTATACAACATATGTAACAACTCAATTCCGTTAGCTATCTTTTCATCTTTTGATATTTTACTTTGATCAATTTCATCCATTAAATTTTCAAATGTATTTGTTATATTTTTATCATTGTTTCTATATAAATCGTTATATATTTTATCTTTACAATCACTCATTTCTTGAAAATTTTGTGTAATACGCTGTTTTGTTTTAGGATCCTTTATATTCATTTTTCGATCAGGATGATTTTCTTTTACCCATTTCCTCCAATTATGAGAAAAATTCGTCTCATCATCAGTGTAGTCTGACAATATGTTTGAACCTTGAAATTTATCATAACATTTATCTAAATCCAAATCCATTGTATAATATATATTATTATTATATATTTTAAAATAATTGAATTAATATAATTTGTAAAGTAAAATATCAGAATGCTTAACAATAACTATTTTTGTTACTTTTGTTTTATTGACGAACTTGGATTGTGTAACCAGTGTATAACTATTATTGCTGTCGATGTATGTCTAAATTGTATAGCCTATGGTGAAAATAATAATAATCATCAATGTATAAACTGCGAATTACTAGGTGATGAAGGTGTATCATTCGGTCACGATGTCTCTGAAATTAAAAATTGGATCTATCTAAATGATGCACATTTTTTATCTATCTAAATGATGCACATTTTTAGATATATTATCGATCGATTTAATTCATAAATGACGACATCATTTGTGATCCAACTGAAAATGTTATACCTTGTTTAATATTTGATTTAAAATCAGAATTGTAATTTT